TGCTGCGATTTATGATAAATTGCCCATATCCGCTTTTGTCTCGGCACCAGAAACACCCGATCCTGATATGCCATTGCATAATTTACAGTTTTGGAACTGTATGGACTATGGATTAACTGCAATTTGCAAGAATTTTATTGGGTCAATGCACTATGAAGTGTATACAAGAGACTTTGGAACGCAAACAGGCACCTATATTTGCACTTTAGACAACTATCACGAAGATATTGACACTGTTGACTACTCAACAAGTGAGTCACCTGCTGAACATAAGTCACATAACCTCTTAGAATTGGATAATGGGCAATATTGCCTCTATCCAAACAACAGAATGAGGATATATGACAACAGTATTACTCCAGAAACACCTAAAGTGCCCGATTTTAAGGTTTCAACTGCATATTATCAAGTTGAAAACGGTCATGACCGTGATGGATTAGGTTCAGAAGACAATTATTTTTGGAAAACATCAAAAGAAAGGAAAGAGAACAATGATCGAAAACCATTTGAACCAAAAGGGACTTAAAAAAGAGAAAAAAGTATATACTGAAAAGGAATATTGGGATGGATTAGTCCCTGATGATCAATTTGAGGAATATCTACAGAAGTATGGGTATGAATATACTCCTTGATGGGGTATAAATAAATCTAAAAGTATCAATAATGGCGATTACACGCAAATCAAGAGCATTTAAGGATATAAGTCTGTCTTTTTCACCTCATCCAGTGACAAAAGACCTCCCTGTGCTACTTAATGAACGTGCAATTGTTAGATCGGTGAGAAATTTAGTTGAAACAATACCTACTGAGAGGTTTTTTAACTCATTAATAGGTACAGACGTGCGTGGTTCACTATTTGAAAATTACTCAAGAACTACAGTTACTGTTATTGAGGATCAAATACGTGAAACTGTATATAACTTTGAACCTAGAGTCAGTAATCTTGGTATTGAGGTGGTAGGAAGACCAGATCAAAATGAATTAGAGGTTAAGGTACTTTTTGATATAGTTGGATTAGAAGTTCCAACTCAATCTTTCAGTTTTATATTAGAACCAACCAGATAATATGCCCTTTACTCAGTACACTAGTTTAGACTTTGAAAATATCAAAGCACAAATTAAGGATTTTCTCCGTTCAAACTCAAATTTTAAGGATTTTGACTTTGAAGGATCAAACTTTTCAGTTCTAATTGATACTTTAGCATATAATACTTATATTAACTCATTTAATGCGAACTTAGTTGCAAACGAAGCGTTTTTAGACTCTGCAACAATTCGTGAAAACGTGGTTTCACTTGCTCGAAACATTGGATATGTACCACGTTCAAGAAGATCAGCGATTGCAACCATAAAAATTGATGATGTTGATATGGGACTGACTTCAAACGCTACACCAAAGAAGTTAACACTTAGATCAGGTCTTGTATGTATAGGAAATGTTGAAAATACAACTTATCGTTTTTCAATACCTGAAAATGTTACATCAACTAAAATTGTAAGTAAAAGTGTGGGCACAGATACAGACGGAAATCCTATAATTCACTCATTTGCTCAATTTGGCGACAATATATCAATATATGAAGGAACTTTTCTATCTCGTGTATACAGAGTTGATACATCACAGGATCAAAGATTTATAATTGATAGTCCTGGCATAGATGCATCAACATTGAATGTATATGTTGCAGATCCAAACCAAACTACGATAGGAAGAAAGTATGCGAAGGTTGATAATATTTTAAATTTAAATAAAAACTCAGAAATCTATCTTTCACAAGAAGTTCAAGATGAAAAATATGAACTTTTATTTGGAGATGGATTTTTCGGTAAAAAACTTGAAAATGGTTCAATAATTACTGCTACTTATATTGTAACTGATGGAAAGGATGGAAATGGTCCAAGTAATTTTAGTTTCCAAGGAACCTTCTCAAAAGACGATGGTGGATTCTTTACACCAACAGATAGTGTATCACTAACTACGGTTTTAAATGCCTCTGATGGGGCAGAAGTTGAAGATGTGTCGTCTATTAAGTATTTTGCTCCAAGACTTTACTCAGCACAATACAGAGCAGTTACATCAAGGGATTATGAGGCAATAATTAATCAAATTTACCCCCAAACAGAATCTGTTGCAGTTATTGGAGGTGAGGAGTTAGACCCACCACAATTTGGAAAAGTACAGATAAGTATTAAACCAAAAAATGGTACTTTTATATCTGATTTTGATAAATTACAGATTAAAAATAAATTAAAAAGTTATGCGATTGCAGGAATTAACTCTGAGATTATTGATCTTAAAGTACTTTATATTGAACTTGACTCAAATATATATTTTGACCCTATAAAGATAGGTTCATCAATTGATTTAAGAACAGATATTTTGGGTGCATTACAATCTTACGCAGATAACGTAGAGATGAATAAATTTGGTGGAAGATTCAAGTATAGTAAAGTAAATCAACTAATTGACCGTATTGATGACGGTATTACCTCAAATATTACTAAAGTAATCATTAGAAGAGATTTAAATGCCTTAATCAATCAATTTGCTCAATATGAATTATGTTTTGGAAATATGTTTCACATTAATTCTTCTGGTTATAATATTAAGAGCACTGGATTTACAGTTTCTGGCAGTACAGAGACAGCATATTTGACTGATATTCCAAATAAAGATACTGCAGGTAATCTTGATGGAACTATGAAAGGAACTATTAGTGTTGTTACTAAAGATCAAAAAAATAATGTTAAAGTTCTTATGAAGGAAGCTGGTTCTGTTGATTATAAAAAGGGTGAGATAATATTAAACACTATTAATATTACTTCAACCATCTCTCAAAATAACATAGTAGAAATACAAGCATTCCCTGAATCAAATGATGTTATAGGTCTCAAAGATTTATTTGTCAGTTTAGACATTTCTAATAGTGGCATAAATATGGTGAAGGACGTAATAGCATCAGGAGAAGATGTATCAGGTGTTGTATTTACTAGAGATTACTATACCTCAAGTTACTCAAATGGAGTTTTAGAGAGGAAATAATTTATGTCACAAATTGACAAAAGAATAAAGGTCAATACCATTATTGAAAATCAGTTGCCAGAGTTTATCTCATCTGATTTTCCTAATGCAGTCGAATTTTTTAAACAATATTATATTTCTCAAGAATTTCAAGGTGGTTCAACTGATTTAATCAGTAATTTTGACCAATATTTGAAAGTTGATAATTTAGTCCCAGAAGTTGTTGTAGGTGTTACATCAATCACAACTAACATAGAATCAGCTGATACAACTATAAATGTTCCAAGCACCAAAGGATTTCCATCAGAGTATGGTTTACTAAAGATAGATGATGAAATAATATCTTATACTGGAATAACATCTACTTCATTTACTGGATGCTTACGTGGTTTCAGTGGAGTAACAGGATATAATGTTGGAGTTTCATCTTCATTGTTGGATGTCAATAAAGAAAGTTTAAAATTTGAAGAAACTACAGCAACATCTCATACTAATGGTTCTTCAGTTAAAAATCTATCTGTTTTATTTTTACAAGAATTTTACAAAAAATTAAAAAAGACATTTTTACCTGGTTTTGAAGATTCAACTTTATCCTCGAATTTGGATGTAGGTAACTTTGTAAAATTTGCTCGTTCATTTTATCAGTCAAAAGGTATTGAAGAGTCAATTAGAGTTTTATTCAAGGTATTATATGGAGTAGAATCTAAAATTTTAGATCTTGAAAATAACTTAATAAAACCATCTGATGCTGAGTATATAAGAAGAGAGATAGTAATTGCAGATTTAATTACAGAGGATGCAGAACCTCAAAATTTAGTAGGACAAACAATATATAAAAATAATGATTTAGGGACTAATGCGTCAGTATCAGAGGTTGAAATATTCAGTAGAGATGGTAAAAATTACTATCGTATTGCATTATTTGTAGGATATAGTGATCGTGATTTAATACAAGGTATATTCACTGTAAATCCAAATACAAAAGTTTTATCAGGAGTATCAACAACTGACTCTATTATATCTGTTGATTCGACTGTTGGATTTGGTAATACAGGGGTTCTAACAAGTGGAACTAATACAATCAACTATCAATCAAAATCCATCAACCAGTTTTTTGGTTGTTCAGGTATAACAACTCCAATTAACACTGCAGATAATATTAGAAATGATGATTTTATATTTGGATATGAAAATGGTGACGTAACTAAAAAAGTTGATTTAAGGATTACTGGAGTTCTATCCAAACTAGTGACTGATGAGAACGTAACTTTAGTTAGAGAGGGGGAAAATATATTTGTAAAGAATGTTGGTGAAAAAATACTAAATGATTCTGCAAATGATAAACAAATATTTGCAAATAGTTGGATTTATAATACAAGTTCAAGATTCCAAGTTGGTATTGGTACAACAAGTCAAGTTGGTGGAACAATTAAATTAGAAACTAAGGTTGATAAGTCATCTATTAAAAAGGGTGATTTATTCCAAGTTTTACGAAGAAATGAACAAATTGTAGATGGTTCTTTTACAGTGTCTAATGTAGACTCTAATTTAAATCAAATAACCGTAGCAAATTTAGGATTCACTCCAGTTTCAGGTGAACAATATGATATTCGTAGAGTAGTTAATAAAGCATCCAGTTCAAACACAGAAATAAAAGAGGGAAATAATAATATCATATCAAGTATTTTGAATGTTTATGTTGATGGAAATACTGATGGATATGTTGCATCAAATTCATTGCCTGACTATACCATTACAAATGACGTAATTAAAGAAAAAATTACTGGTATAGCACAAACAAGTATAAATTTTTCACTTGATGCTCAAGATCCTATAAACGGTTTATACAATTACTTAAAATTTAATTTTGATTCAAGTAGAGATCTCAAATTTATACAAGGTGATTCTGTAGTATACAATTCAATTAAAGATCCAAGTTCTGCAAATAGTGATCCAAGTGACGTTATTCCAGGTTTAAGTGATGGTCAATTATATTATGTTGATCCAATAATAGAAGGACCTAGTGTAGATATCACTAAAATGGCATTGTACTTATCTAGAGCACAGATCGGTACAGCAAGCACTGTGCAAGTTGGATTGGGAGCATCTACTAAGGATCAACATGTATTCACTCTACAGAAACAACATAATAAGAAAATAAGTGCTAATAAAATTTTAAGAAGATTTCCTTTAACTCAAAATTTATTTAATGTATCAAATAATGATGAGAACATTAGTGATATTGGAATTCTCAAGGATGGAGTAGAATTAAGATCCCCAGTATCAGAGGATTTTATAAATTACGGTGGATTGACTGATGTACCATTAATAAATGGTGGATCGGATTATGACATTATTAACCCTCCAAAAATAATTATAGAAAGTAATTCAGGTGATCAAGCAGCAGCAGAACCTATTTTATCTGGTTCTGTTGAAAAGGTTCTTATAGATCAACAGGATTTTGATATTGAATCAGTGAAGAATATTTCATTAACTGGTGGAAACGGAACAGGATGTGTCTTAGAAGCAGTAAGAGGGGGTAGATATAGAGAATTATCATTTGACAGTAGAGATATATTTTTTGGTGGTGGAATTGACATTAATGATGAAACTGTTACTTTTCAACAAGTTCATAACTTAGAAAATGGAGAATTAGTATACTATTTGAATAATGGAAATCCATCAATTGGAATAGGTGCTGCTTATGATGGAACAAATACAATTACTGGAACATTAGCAACTGGAGATCCATATTATGTAAGAATTGTCAATCCTACAACAGTTAGAATTTACAATACCAAGAATGATGCTCTATCTGGTATTAATACAGTTGGATTATCAACTGATACAGCAGCAAGTGGTATTCATCTCTTTAGAACGATAACAAAAAATACTGTAATTGATATAAAAGTAATTAATTCTGGAGAAGGATATCAACATCGAAAATTAATCGTTAAACCATCTGGAATATCAACTTCTTTTGATACTATTAATTTTGTAAATCACGGATTTAATAACGGTGATTTGATTAATTATTCACCTATGGTTGGTATTGGTTCAACAATGCCAAAATCAATTCAGGGATTGTCAACAACATCATCTTATTATGTGATGAAAGTTGATGATAATTCATTCAAACTTGCAAATGCTGGTGTAGGTGGCACATCGATCATAGATTTTGAAAGAGGTAAAGTTGTTGGTTTAAATTCTACTGGAACTGGATATCAGACTTTTAAATATCCTGATATTAAAGTTGATCTAGAAGTGGGTTATGGTGGCACGGTAACAGGTGATTTTACTATAACACCTTTTGTAAAAGGTTCATTCACTGGTGCTTATCTATATGAAAGTGGTTCTAACTATGGATCATCTATATTAAACAATTTATCAAAACCATCTGCAAAAATTGAGAGTGGAAGATATGCAGAACTCAAACTTATAATTTCAAATGGTAAAATAGTAGAAGTTATAGTACTTGATCAAGGAGAAAATTATTTTTCAAACCCTGAAATAGAAATTATTTCTACTGAACAGGGTGCAGGTGCTGTTGTAAGACCTGTAATTAATGATGGTAAGTTAATTGATACTGTTGTAATTAATTCTGGTATAGGGTACAATCAGGCAACTACACAGGCAATTGTTAGTAATACTGGTATAAATGGTGCCTTTGATACAGTTGTAAGAAAATTACAAATAAATGAACAAAGTAGATCTGGTGATACCATACTTGTTCCAAGAGATGATTTCTTAAGTTTTGGGGTAATAGGATGTGATCAACAACTACTTACTAATTTGGAAAAAGAAACTTTTGATTTAAAAAGTAATGGTGATTTTGATAAACCTACAAATCATTCGTCAATAATTGGTTGGGCATATGATGGAAATCCAATCTATGGTCCATTTGGATATACTGATCCAAATAGCATCAACTCTCCTTTAAAATTAATAAGTTCATCATATATAAAAAATATTAGTAATGTTGTAAATAGACCATCTGGTTTCAAAGAAGGATATTTCATTAATGATTTTGTTTATAATGGTTCTGGAGATTTAGATATACACAATGGAAGATTTTGCAAAACACCAGAGTTTCCAAACGGTGTGTACGCTTACTTTGCAACTGTAGAGGTAGACATCAATGGTAAATTAGTTGGAGCATATCCTTATATTGTAGGAAAAACTTTTAGATTACCATTAATAGAAGATAATCTTAAATTAACTCATGAGTTTGACTTCAATAATTCAAATTTATCTAGAAATACTTACCCATATAATGTAAGTGAAGAGTTTGCTGATTATGATTTCATAATAGAATCTAATGAAACCATAAGACAAACATCAGAGGTAACATCAGTATCTAAAGGTGGAGTAGAAAATATTGTCATATTAAATCAAGGAACTGGATATGAAGTTGGAGATCTCGTATCTTTTGATAATACAGATACAAATGGAACAGGTTTAAGTGCAGAGGTAAGCGATATAGTTGGTCTTGGAGTATCTTCTATTAATACAGATCTCACTACATTTGAAGATTTAGTATTTACTTGGGTAAGTAATGATGAAGTAAAAGCAAAATTTTTGCCATTTGTCGATTTAAATATTGAAGATAATATTTTAGTTTCTGGTTTAAGCACCTCAATTTTGGGATTGACAAATTCACACAAAATTGGTATTAATACATCTCGTGTATCTTTGGCAGCACCAACAAAATCTGTAACTTCAGGTAATTTTGCTGTAGAAGATATTTTTGTTAATAAGTTACCAAGCGATGTTTCAATTGGTGGAACAATAAGAGTAGGTTCTGGAAATACCTCTGATGACGAAACTGCAAAAATAATTAACATATTCCCCTCACAAAAAATTATTCGTGTCTTTAGAAATGCTGGAATAGCACATACATATGGATCAAATGTTGATATTTTAAACACAGTTATATCAATACCTGTAAAAACAACTAAATTTAAATCTGAATTGAATGATGTTGTTTTCTTTAATGCTCCTCAACAAATAGGATTAGGAACTGATGGTGTAGGTATATCAACAAATTATTTCTTTGGAGAAACAATAAAATCAATACCAATTCCTAATAGACAAATTTATATTCCCGATCATCCTTTCTTAACAGGACAAAAAGTCACACTTACTGTTCCTGATGTCCCTAATAAACAAATTAATGTTGCAAATACTGATGATCCAAACGATACTAATGGTAATTTTTCAATACCATTTACAGGAAATACACAAAATTTATTTGTAATTAAAAAAAG